AGCCGAGCTACGTGCCCGGTGCCTTGCACGTGAACCTCTCGACAGCAACGGCGCAATATGCCCGTGCCCTCACTGCCCCAAGCCAATTCCCATCTGGTGTCTCAATCCCCATCGAGCCTGCTGTTCCGTCTGAGACGTATCAGTCTTATTTGAAAGACCAATACGCCAAAGCCGGTGCAGAGGGGCTCGCCGCCGCAGTCATCAACCCATACGCCATGCTCGTGAAAGACTTGAGCTATTACGTGTGGGGTGCAACGACCGCGGTGTTGTCACTCCCGACGGCTTATTGGTCCGCCAGCGACAATGCGCTCGATATGGGCGAACCGCTCATTACGGGTCTCACAGCACTCGACATCAACACGCAGCCTCGATGCCCTATCACGACAGATCAACTCGCGACACAAGGCGTCGAAGCGCGGGTCGTTGCCGCAGAGCTGCGCTTTCGCTATACCGGACGCGAAGATGCGAAGTCAGGCGACGTGATGGTCGGCGTTTTTCCAAATGAAGATTTGGACTTTGGCGTTTGCAACGGGTCTGCCCCGACTGTCGACGCTCTTGCAGCGGCGCCTTACACCAAGCGTCTGCCGATTAGCCGCGAGTGGCAGAGCATTACCCTCAACCCCACGCGCACCTGGCACTTCGACTACATGGACGCGGAAGTCGGCGTTGGCATGGACACCCCGCAAGAGGTCTACGAAGGAACAAAGTTTCAAGGTACACCTGCTTGGTTTCGCCTCGGCTATAAATCCGAAGCACCAGCAGCGCATGTCCTTGGCAATTGCGCCGCGTTGTCCGGAGCGCGCATGTTCTTCTGCGCCATTGGCGTCGATGCAGATGCGTCGTTCGAGTGGGAGGCTTATGTTCTCGGAGAAGCAGTTGGTGATGCGCTGTACTACGCACGTTCACGCCGTGCCGACCCTGTCGGCATGAACGCAGTGACGACAGTGATTGACCGTCATGGCGACGCCCCTACAGCGGGCCCAGTGAAGCAGGCAGTAGCCCGCGGAAATGGCCTCCTGTCAGCCGTCGTCGACACAATCGCAGACGTCAGCCACGTCGTATCGAGCGCTGCGCCGAAAGTTACTGAGGTTTTTGAGCGTTATGCCCCTAAGGGCACTCAGAAGCTTCTCAGTTTCGCCATGAAGGAGGCACAACGAGCCATAACCGCTGCACCAGCAGCAGATGCCGCACCGGCACTGCTGACTGCTGCTGAGGAACTCGGCCCGCTGATCCCGTTCATGTAATGCGCCAACAGCTTCACCCGTGTGAGCACGACTGAAATCAAACAAAAATCCCGACCGACCCATGATGAACGCATGGGACCAAAACCCCGATTTCATTCGTGTTGTGCTTGGCATGCACACGCACTCACAGCTATTTAAGACACGCATCCAATGCGGCACCGCATAGACCACGGTGAATTTGTCTGTCACGCGTAACACGTTATGTTACAGAGCAGCCGCACACTTCAGTGTGAACCTGGTTCGTACAAGCCAGGGCTCCGGCCCGTACCTGACGGTAAGGAC